AATAAAAAAACCACAAGTAATATGAAAAGTCCACAACAACAAGGATTAAATATAGATTTTAAGAATACAACAATGATAGAAGGTTTTGACGGAGGATTATTATTCGGTCAAGCATTTGTATTAAGAAAAGTATCAAAATTCGTAGCAGGAACAGATGAGGATGCAATGCTTCCTATACCTGTATTTTATGATTTAGAAACTAAAAAAATAATCAAAGATTCTTTACCTAAAGAAATTAGAGAGGATTATAAAGATATTACAATATAAATGAAAGTAGTTACTATTAGGCAAAAAAAATATGAAGTTCTAGAAGAAAAAAATTTAAGTGAATGGAGAACTCATTATATTTTAAAAAACCTTGATAGTGATGAAAAATTTATGTTAAAAATAGAAGATTATAGAGAAGCTGAATTTGTAGTAAATGGCAAACTATCATCTGTTATACATAAAATAGGAGACCAAGTTTTAACAACAGTATTACGTCCTGAAAATCTTGAATTTAAAGAAGAAAAACATCAGAAAAAAAATAATAAATTTAAACTTTTTAGATTTAAAAAAGGTAATGTTGAAAGAAAAAGACACTTAGCTAAAACTATTACTTGGAGAATAGTTGGGACTTTAGATACTGTTTTATTATCTTATTTAATAACAGGAAGTATTAAGGTAGGTTTTACAATAGGATCTATTGAAATGTTTACAAAAATGATATTATATTATTTACACGAAAGAACTTGGTATAAATTTTCAAAATTTGGAGTAAAAAGATGATTTATATAGTAATTACAATGTCAATAGGATTAGGTTTAGTAGGAATCTGGGTATATCAAGGTGAAAAAGAAAGAAGACAAGATTAAGAATATTTTTGACTGGTTACAACATATAACGTTGTATAAGACACCGTCTTCAGAATTTACAGATAACGACTGGGGGAAATTTAATTCATATATGGTGCATAGATTTGTTAGTATGCATGTATACTACGTTGAAATCGCAGATTACGCGCAAAGTATGTTACCAAATATGAAAAAACAAATATATAATTTTTATAAAGAAATGTTACCTAAAAAGAAAGTTTGGCTACAGTATATAAAATCAAAGACTGAAACAGTTAATAAAGATTTAGTAGAAGACATAGCAAAATACTATGAAGTTGGAGCAGCAGATGCTCTTTCGTATATTGCAGTAATGACTAAAGAAGAGATACCCATTATATTAGGAGAAATGGGTAAAGATGAAAAAGAAATTAAAAAGTTATTAAAATGAGTAAATTAGAGGAACTACTTTGGAGTGCTGAAGAACATGGTAAAAGGCAACAAATGTTTAAAGAAATAAAAAAACTAAAAATAGAATCCCCTAACCTTACTTTAGAACAACAATACGAACAAGCATATCAAAAAGTAATGAAAACATGAAAAAAAGTAAAATTATAGAAGCCCTAATCAGGCAAGCAGAAGCAGATAAATCAAGAGCCTTAATGGCCCTAGATTTATTAGAAAACCAAGCAGTAGGAATTGGTGACCACACAGTAAATGATTTTTTTAAGGATGCAAATGAAGCATTAGAGTTATTAACAGATGCTGATGATAAATTAGAAACATTAAATAAATATTGGGGAGATCAACCTTTACCTTTTTAATATGAATACATCAGAAGATTTTAAAACATATCAAGCAGAATCAGATTATACAGTAGCTCAATTTGAAAAGGAATATCCTGAATTATCTCAGGAATTTAAAATAATTCAAGATGAAATGTATAGAATGTTTGCAGCTAAACATATGGATTATGGTTTACAAAACATTTCATTAGGAGGAGATTTAACCAAAGAAAACGATAAAAAATTTTCATTAACAGGTTTAGCTATTAGGTTAACAGATAAAATTTCAAGATTAAGAAATTTACTTACTAATGGTAGAAATTTTGTTAAAGGTGAAGGAATGGAAGACACGTTTATAGACATAGCTAATTATGGTATAATTGGCATGTTAGTAGGACGTGACAAGTGGAAAAAATAAATGCCTAAAACACCTGCTATAGTAAAGGAGATACAATTGTCTCCTATAAGAGAATTAGACTATTCTTATCAAAAGAATATTTCATATTCACAATATTCAATGTGGAAGAAATGTCCTAAACAATGGGCTTTACAATATAGAGATGGTCATAAAGTTTATACACCTAGTATCCATACTGTATTTGGAAAAGCATTACATGAAGCATTCCAGCATTATATTAAAGTAATGTATGAAACAAGTGCTGCAGCAGCTAATAGAGAAGACATATTAGAAATACTTAAGGATCAACTTAGGTTTCATTATCAAGAAGAATACAAAAAAAATAATAAACAACATTTTTCTAATCCAGGTGAACTAAGTGAATTTTATCAAGATGGAGTTGAAATTTTAAATTATCTAAAAAAACATAGAGGTAAATATTTTTCAAAACGAGGTTGGCATTTAGTAGGAATAGAAACTCCTATATTAATGCCTCCTGTAAAATATAATCCTAATATTTTATTTATAGGTTATCTCGATATTGTAATGTATAATGAAAGGCTAAATAAGTTTAAAATTATAGATATTAAAACATCTACTAATGGTTGGAAATTAAATTATGTTAAAAATGATGAAGATAAACAATTTCAACTTATATTATACAAAAAATTCTTTGCAGAACAATTTGGAGTAGATGTAAAAGATATTGATATTGAATTCTTTATTACTAGAAGAAAAGTATATGAAGATGGAGATTATCCACAGAAACGATTTCAAATGTATTCTCCTCCTTCAGGTAAAATAAAAATAAATAGAGCAACTAAAGCAATACAAGAATTTATGAGTGAATGTTTTGTAAAAAATGAATACTCAACTAAAGAAATGTTACCAAATCCCTCAAAATGGAACTGTGGATTTTGTCCTTACAAAACAGATAAAAAATTATGTGGATTAGGTGAACATTTTTAATACTATACGTATGTATTGATATAAATAGTTTTATTAAATTAAAGATTATGAGCAATAAAAAAGAAAAAACACTAACCAGTGTTAAAATACAAAGTGATTTATTTCAAGATTTTAAAATAGAGTGTGTAAAGCGTAAATTTTCTTTCCAGAAACTTGCCGACCGTGCTATTCATTTGTATCTTACAAATGATGATTTTAGAAGAACAATTAATAATCACAATAACCTTGAGTTATAAAAATAAAAATAAATGAATAAAGATTTTAAGTATCTTCCTCCAAATAAGAGAAAGAAAATACTCTTAATATGTGATGATATTAGAGTACATTCAGGAATAGCTACAGTAGGTAAAGAAATAGTACTACACACAGCTCAACATTTTAATTGGGTACAAATAGCAGGGGCAATAAAACACCCTGATAAAGGTAAAGTTTTTGAATTATCTAAAAGTATTAATCAAGAAACAGGTTTAAATGATTCTAATGTTAAATTATTTCCTGTTGATGGTTATGGTAATATAGAATTAGTAAGACAAATAATAAAACAAGAAAAACCAGATGCATTAATGCTCATTACGGATCCAAGGTACTTTATGTGGTTATTTAATGCTGAAGGTGAAATAAGAAAAAATATGCCTATTGTGTATCTTAATATTTGGGATGATTATCCAGCTCCTTTATATAATAGGGCATTTTATGAGTCATGTGATTTATTAATGGGTATATCTAAACAAACAGTTAACATTAACAAAATTGTATTAGGAGATAGGGCTAAAAATAAAATAATAAGATACTTACCTCATGGTTTAAATCACAATATTTATCGTCCTTTAGAAACTACTGAAGAAATAGAGGCTATGGATAAAATGAAATTAGATTTATTTGGTAAAGATGAAGTTGATTTTGTTTTATTTTTTAATTCTAGGAACATTAGAAGAAAACAAATTCCAGATGCAATGTGGGCATTTAAAATGTTTTTAGATAGTTTACCTAAAGAAAAAGCAGATAAATGTAGATTTTTACTTCATACTGAAAAAGTACATGAAGCAGGTACAGATTTAGAAGCTGTAAATGAATTATTATTTGGAGAAAAATACCCAAATGCTATAGTAATTGATGAAAAAAGATGGTCAACCCAACAATTAAATTTACTTTATAACATAACAGATTGTCAAATTCTTTTAACATCAAATGAAGGATGGGGGTTAACATTAACAGAAGCAATGTTAGCGGGTAATCCTATTATAGCTAATGTTACAGGAGGAATGCAAGATCAAATGAGATTTGAAGATGAAAAAGGAGAATGGTTTACCCCATCTCCAGAAGTACCCTCAAATAATACAGGTAAATATAAAAAACATGGTGAATGGGCTTTTCCATGTTATCCAGCTTCTAGATCAATTCAGGGATCACCCGTTACACCTTACATTTGGGATGATAGATGCAAACCAGAGGATGCAGCCGATAGAATAAAAGAAGTATATGATTTAGGGCCTAAAAAAAGAAAAGAATTAGGTGTTAAAGCTAGAGAATGGTGTCTAAGTAAAGAAGCAGGGTTTACAGCTGAATATCAAGGTAAAAGATTTATAGAATTTGCTGATGAATTATTTAATACCTGGGAACCTAGAATAGCCTTTGAGGTAATAAATGCAGATCAGGATATTAAAAAAGTACAAACACATAATTTAATATATTAATATGAAACCAACATTTATAATAAGTTGTCCAATAGATACCTATTCGGGTTATGGAGCAAGATCAAGAGATGTAGTAAAAGCCATTATTGAAATGGATAAATATGATGTTAAAATAATGCCTCAAAGATGGGGTGCTACACCTTGGGGTTTTATAGAAGATCATGAAGAAGATTGGGGATTTTTAAATAAACACTTATGGCAACCAGAACCTAATAAAACTTATCCAAAACCAGATATTTGGATGCAAATAACAATTCCAAATGAATTTATGCCACAAGGACATTATAGTATAGGAATGACTGCGGGTATAGAAACTACTTTATGCAAACCAGAATGGATTGAAGGAGCTAATAGAATGAATATAGTAGTTGGATCTTCGGAACATACTATTAGGGTTTTAAAAGAAAGTAAATTTCAACAAAAAGATCAAAAAACAAATCAAATTATTAAAAATATAGAATTATCTACTAAAACAGAAATTTTATTTGAGGGTTTTAATGAAGATGTTTATAAAAAAACAAATGAAATTTTAGATTTACCTGAAATTAAAGAATCATTTTGTTTTTTATTTGTAGGTCATTGGATGCAAGGAGCATTTGGACATGATAGAAAAAATGTAGGTTTATTAGTAAAGTCATTTTTAGAGACTTTTAAAAATAAACAAAAACAACCAGCTCTTATAATGAAAACTTCTGGTGGGGTTATTTCTTATATGGATAGGGATATTTTACTTAAAAAAATTGATGATATTAAAAAAACAGTAAAAGGTAAATTACCTAAAATTTATGTTATTCATGGTGATCTTTTAGATGAGGAAATGAATGAATTATATAACCATCCTAAAGTAAAATGTATGGTTAATATTACAAAGGGAGAAGGATTTGGTAGACCATTACTTGAATTTACTCAAACTAAAAAACCTATAATAGCTACAGGTTGGTCAGGTCATATAGATTTTCTTAAACCTGGTATGAGTGTGTTATTGCCTGGTACTTTAGGAGATATCCATAAAAGTGTTAAAAATAATTGGTTTGTAGATGGAGCTAAATGGTTTGATGTTGATACTATGGCTTTAGGAAAAGCATTAAAAGATATGCATAAAAATTATAAAAATTATATTCATAAAGCTAAACAACAAGGAAATTTTGCTAGAGAAAATTTTACATATACTAAAATGAAAGAAAAATTTAGTAAAATATTAGAAGAAAATGTAACAGCTGTTCCTAAACAAGTAGGATTAAAATTACCAAAACTTAAAAAAATAGGAGGGGATAATAAACCTGAACTTCCTAAATTAAAACTACCAAAACTTAAAAAGATAGGAGAAGATAATAAACCTGAACTTCCTAAATTAAAACTACCAAAACTTAAAAAAGTAGAAATATGAACTCAGATAAATTAGGCATATGCCCCAGATGTGGTTCAGATGCATGTTATGTTACTGAGGTAAACCAAGATATAAATAATTATTTTTGTTATGGTTGTGGTTTTCAATCTAATTCTTTAATGAGAGAAGGAGAAGAAATAATGGATGATCAACTATCCATGTTACCAGAACTATATAAAGATCTTAGATATGAAGACGAAACAGGTCAAGTATGGTTTCCTTCAACAGTAAATTTACCAAAACAAGGAATGGTATTTGCAAATGGGTCTACAACTGAAAATTGGAAATGGGCAGCAGTTAAAGCTGTAGAAGTAACAGAAGAAGAAAAATTAAAATACCCTATCCCAGGAAAAAAAGATAAATATTATAAACATAGAATGGACATGACTACAATGAAACAATTTGAAGAACGTGATTTTATGGAGGCTCTTTCGTATATTGGGGTATTACCTAGTTAAGATATGAAAATAAGTTATGCAATAACAGTCTGTAATGAGTTTATAGAAATTCAAAGACTGATAAATTTTTTACTTAAAAATAAAAGGCCAGAAGATGAAATTATTGTATTATATGATATTAATAATGGCCATAAAGGGATAGAACAATTTTTAAGAGCAAAATCTGTTAATAAAGGACTTGCTTGGATGCCAGGTGAATTTAATGGTCATTTTGCTGATTGGAAAAATAAATTAAATAGTTTTTGTACTGGAGATTATATTTTTCAAATTGATGCAGATGAACTTCCACCTAAATACTTAGTAGAAAATTTATGGGCAATATTAGAAATGAATAAAACTGTAGATGTTTATAGAGTTCCTAGAATTAACACTGTTAAGGGTTTAACTCAAGAACATATCCAAAAATGGAGATGGAGGGTAGATGATAAAAAACGAGTCAATTTCCCTGATTATCAATGGAGAATTTATAGAAATGATCCTAAAATAAAATGGATAAATAAAGTACATGAGGTATTAACAGGATTCGAAGTTATGTCTGAATTACCATCTGAAGAAGAATATTGTTTAATACATGAGAAAACAATAGAAAAACAAGAAAAACAAAATAATTATTATAATACATTATGAAAACAGATAAAGATAAATTTTTAGATCATGTTACAAATTATGAAAAAAATGTTATAGCTATTGATTTTGATGGGGTAATCCATAACCACAATTTAGGTTTTCATGATGGAACAGTGTATGGGGAACCCATTCCAGAAGCACTAGAAGCTATAAAAGAAATTTCAAATAATTACAAAATAATTATTTTTTCCTCTAAAGCTAATCCCAATAGACCCTTAGTAGAAGGAAAAACGGGTGTTGAATTAATATGGGAATGGTTAGATAAACACCAGATAAAAAAGTATATACAGAATGTTACATTTAATAAAATAAATGCTAAATACTATATAGATGATAAGGCTATACATTTTGATAATTGGAAAAATGTTTTAAATAAAATAAAATAATGTTTAGATACTTAAAAAATTTAGATTGTGAAATAAAAATTTCACTAGAAGATGAGGGTTTAACTTTTGACCAAGCTGTAAATATAGCTTGCTTATCTCACTTAAACCAATACCCCCTAAATATAAAAATAGGAGGAGCTGAAGCCATTTCAGATATGAGATTTGCTAAAAATATAAGTTGCAGTGGTTGTGTAGCTCCTATGATAGAATCTTCATATGCTTTACATAAGTTTATTTCTTCGATTTATAAAAATAAATTTGATTTTGAGAAACTATTTATAAATATTGAAAGTAAACAAGCATACGAAAATATATCAAAAATTCTTAATTCTTCAGATGCAAAACACTTATATGGGATAGTATTAGGAAGAACGGATTTTATTCAATCTTTTAACTATACTAAGGATAGGGTAGATTCAGACGAATGTCTTAAAATGGCTATAGAAATATTTACACTAGCTAAAAGTAAAAATTTAAAAACCTTAATGGGTGGAAATTTAAATATTAATAGTTTAGATTTTATTAAAACTTTATATCAAAAAAATTTATTAGACTATGTTGAAACTAGAAATGTAAAAGTTAAACTATCTTCCAATTTTTTAGATAATTTTGAAGAAAATTTATCTTATATGTTAAGATTTGAAATAGAATGGTTAACTAATAAGTATAATACTTTAACTCTTCTTTCTGTTGAAGATAAAAAAAGATTAGATAATTTAAAACTAAGAAATATAAAATGAACATATTAGTTACTGGAGCAAATGGGTTTGTGGGTTCTAAGTTAGTATCTAAATTGAACCAACTTGGCTATCAGGTTATAGGATTAGATAAAAATAAAAGTTTTAATAAAAAAACTTTAATTTACGATATAAGTAAAAAAACTTTTGTTAAAGATTTTACTAGTAAAGAAAATATTTCTATAGATATTATTTTTCATTTAGCTGCTCAACCTGGAGGGTATAAAAGTTTAATGGATCCTTACATAGATGCTAAATGGAATTGTATAGGAACAGCTAACATGGTTTCTCTTTCTAAAGTATTAAAAATTAAAAAATTTATTTACACTAGTTCTATGGCAGTTTATGGAAATAATAATAATGTATTAGAAAACACCCCAGTTAATCCTATATCTTTTTATGGAGTAAGTAAATATACAGGAGAGTTACAATGTAAATTATTACTAGAACATAATAGTATTCCTTATACTATATTTAGATTATTTGCTACATATGGTTCGGGTCAAGATTTAAAAAACCAACATCAAGGGGTTTTAAGTATATATT